TAATGGATAAGTTGATGAAAGAGGACCCGAAAGCTGCAGTTGATTTGAGTATTAAGTTATTGGAATTTAATTTACCTAAACTGAGCAGAACGGAAATGAGAGCAGAGATAGAACAAAAGATACATCAAATTGCAGTAAACATAACACAAAGTAAAGATGCCGGAAGCAATTGATATACAAACAACAATCACATACGGGCACATTCAAGACGCTAAGACAAGAATAACACAACACATTGGAGGAACGAGAAGTGGTAAAACATATGCAATTCTACAATGGTTATTAGTTCAGATGATTTCAAATGATGGATTAAATGTGACAGTAGTCCGTAAAACTATTCCTTCATTAAAGAGAACAGTCATAAAAGATTTCATTGATATTCTTAAATCATTGGATATTTGGAGAGAAGATGATTACAATGCTACTGATAGAATATGGCATTACTACAATTCAACAATACAATTTATTTCAACAGATGATGCAGAGAAGTTAAGAGGGATTAAATCAGACATTCTTTTTATTGATGAAGCATCGGAAATAGATGAGGAAAGTTATTTTCAGTTGAGTATAAGAACAACAGGCAGAATAATACTTGCATACAATCCGACTGTATCTCCTATGCATTGGTTAAGACAGATGCAGGATTGTGATAGATTTACAACAACATATAGAGATAATACATTCTTACCAGTTGAAATGGTTAAAGCAATTGAAGATTTGGAACATAAGAATTATAGACAATGGTTAGTGTATGGTAAGGGAGAGTTTGCACCTAACGATAAAGCAATATTCCAATTTGAAACGTGTGGTGAGTTTGATGCAGATTTCGTAGGATTTGGTATTGACTTTGGTTTCTCGCAAGACCCAACTGCATTAGTTGCTGTATATAAAAGTGGAGATAGAATTTATATAGAGGAATTACTTTATGAAAAAGGATTAGTGACGAAAGATATTGTAGATAGATTGAATAGATTGGACATTACAAAATCAGAAGAGATATGGGCAGATAGTGCAGAACCCCGTTTAATAGAGGAGTTGTATCGTAGTGGATTTAATATTAAGCCTGTTGTTAAAGGAAAGGATAGTATTAAGTTTGGTATTAGTGTAATGCAAAACCATAAGATATTCGTCACAAAGAAATCAACTAATCTAATCAATGAGATGTATGCCTATCAATACGCATCGGATAAATACGGATATACAACAGATACACCAGAAGGTGGCCTCGACCACTTAATTGATGCAGCGAGATATTGTTGCATGATGAAACTATCACAGAAAGCACAAAACAAAGGTAGGTATGCCTTAACAATCGGAAACATACATTATTAATATGCAAACTTGGACTGAAGAAGAATTAAAAGAGTTAATACAATACACACAACATCTACGAATGGAGAATGAGGATTTACAGGCAAAGATGATTATGATGAATGCTAAATTGGAAAACGAAGAGAAGAAAAATAAAAAATTACAAAATATATTAAATTTATTGGCATATGGGCAAAGAAATGACATTAACAATCCCAACTGATTGGGCAGGGATTAGTTTAAAGAAGTATTTAAATCTACAAAGAGATTTAGTTAACTATTCGGATAGTGAAGAGGCAATGACTGCATTGATGTTTTCACACTTATGCGGATTAGATGCAGAGTATGTTCAATCATTAAGTGTAGAAGATTTCAATGAGATAAAAGGAATATTGGAAGGATTTATACATTCAACAGATGTGCCACTACAAAAGATAGTAAAGATAAATGGTATTGAATATGGATTTGAACCTAACTTATCTGCTATATCTTATGGAGCATATGCTGATATTAGTAAGTTTGGTGAATTAACTATTAACGATAACTGGCCAAAGATAATGTCAGTTTTATATAGACCAATCATAGATAGAAAAGGTGATACATACAAAATCAAACCATACGAAGGCATTGGTGATGATAAGTTGTGGTTAGAAGTTTCTATGGATATACACTTCGGTGCCTTGTTTTTTTTTGTTCATTTGTTAATGGACTTGTTGAGCGCTACCCTGAAATCTTTGAAGGTGGAGGAACTCCCACCCAACATCAAATTAATTTTGGAAAAAAGTGGGGAAATTACCAAACGCTTATTGAACTTGCAGATGGACAATATGGGCGTATAGATTGGGCAACAGAACAACCTTTGGAGAAGTGCCTATTATATTTAGCATACAAATCAGATGAAAATAATCTGAAAAATCTTTTACATAGAGAAGCATTGAAAAAACAGCAGCAAGGGGTATAACGATTTATTCCCAATTAGTTGTTTTATATATAAACATAACTATGGCGGGTAAATGGAGCAACAGCAGAAATGGTAATTTGAGATATTCTGTCAACAGAGAGAATAATTCAGGCATATCATTGGGCCCAACTTTAGGATTGAGTTCACCAAAGAATAGTAGACAAGGATGTCTTTGTTTAGATAGCAATACTTACGATGTTAAATGTTGTAAAGGATACCTAATGAACCAAGGAATTGGACAAATTCAATCTCCTAATAGAACAAAGGGTGGTGGATTTAGTGATGGTTATAGTGATGGATTTGATATTATACTAGATTAAAATAAATAAAGCTATGGCTGAAATTTCAAAACAGGCGTTAAAGGTTGAAAATAATCAATCGTTTCCAAATAATAATAACGGAGCAATCACTCCAGCTATATTAAGAGACTTCAATGTTGATATGATTGACTCTTTAGTAGATGAACAATCTTACAATATAGATAGTGCAAGTTGGAACCAACAAATAGATGCATTAGAACAATTCTCTGCATCAGCTGCTGGATTAACAACAGGTAGTTTATTGGTGACAGCATCAGCTGCATCCAATGTAATTACTTTTACTAAAGGTGATGGTTCAACATTTAATGTGACAGTTGCAGATACTACGGATTTATCACAATTAAATCAAGCAACTGCATCATTACAACAATATACTGCATCTGCAAATATTAAGTTTACTAATTTAGAGACAACTACTGCAAGTTTATTATCTTCAGTATCTCAATTGAATGCATCATCTGCATCTCAACAAGTTAGTATTAATAACTTAAACTCAACAACTGCTAGTTTATTAGTTGAAACACAAAATTTAGAGTTGTTCTCTGCATCTGCATTAGTTTCAATATCTAATTTGAATGCAAGTTCTGCATCTCAACAAACACAAATAAACCAATTGATTGCAGGAACTGGTAGTTATGCAACAACTGGCTCAAACACATTTACAGGTCCTAATACATTCACATCTATTAGTGCATCATCATTTGTATCTGCATCTACATTTGTAGGTGATGGTTCAAAGTTGACAGGTATTACAGCAAGTATTGCTTTACCTATATTAGATGAAGGTATTCCACAAGGTAATGCATTCTCTATGAACTTTACAGGTAGTGGTATATCTGCAGTAGTTGTAGGTGGAACTGCCGTTGTTTCGGTGAATACACCAGATAGTGGAACAGTAAATAATTTAACTGCTTCATTTAACGCATACACTGCATCAACTAATTTAGATTTAGCTGCATTGCATCAAGCAACTGCATCTTTACAAGCATTCACTGCATCGTTTAGCACATCATCATTAGTATCAACTTCTTCATTCAATTCATATACACAATCGAATGACCAAAGAGTTAGTTCTTTAGAAGCAAATACTGCAAGTGTTAATATTTCAATTGCAGCATTGAATACATCTTCTGCATCTCAGCAAGTTTCTATTGATGCTTTGAATGTATTTACTGCATCACAATCGACTGCAAGTATAGTTAATTCAATAAACGAATTAAATACATTTAGTGCATCTGCATTAATATCAATTAGTAATTTAAATACAAATAGTGCAAGTGTTAATACATCAATCACTAATTTAAATTCTGCTACATCATCTTTATTTACTTCTGCTAGTTTAGGTTTAACAACTGCATCATTTAGTGGAAACACTTTAACATTCACAAAAGGTGATAGTTCTACATTCGGTGTAGTAATTCCTGATGTTAGTGGTAGTGCAGGAACAACAGTAATTGAAGTAGTTTATACAGGTGAGAGTATAACTAAAGGTGACCCATTATATATTTCGGGCTCACAAGGTGCAAACCCAATAGTATTCAAAGCAGATGCAAGTAATCCGGCTAAGATGCCTGTGACATTTATATCAAATGAAACTATTGCAGCAGCAAATACTACAAATGCAATCGTATTAGGTTTAATAGAAGGAATAGATTTGACAGGATATACAGCAGGTCAAACAATATATGTAGCAGAAGGTGGTGGATATTCAACCAACTTACCATCAGGTAGCAATTCAATTACTCAATTATTAGGTGTAATAACCAAAGCTGGTAGTGGTGGAAAAGGATTGGTATTAAATCCAGGTCCTGCACAATTACCAGGTTTAGATACAGGTTTAATGTGGGTAGGTGGAACAACTAATCAACCCGTAGAAATAACTACTGCATCGTTTGCAAGTAGTGCATCATTCAATTCATATACATCATCTAACGATGCTAAAGTAAATTCATTGATTGCAGCAACTGGAAGTTATGCAACAACTGGAAGTAATGAATTCAATGGTAATCAAACAATTACTGGTAGTGTTTATATTAGTTCATCAGCGACAGTAGATTTAAGAGTAGAAGGACAAATATTCGTTTCTTCTTCTGCAACCGGTGGAACAACTGCACCTAAATTGACAATATCAGGCTCGGCCGGAACTACTACAATCAATAGAAATAGTATTACAACAAGAAATCTTACTCAATCAGCTACATTACGCCCTGAGGCAATAATAAATAGTGTTATAGCAACAAACGATGAAATTGGTTTTGCTGTTGATGCAGTTGTAAGTGCAATTGCAGGATGGACAACAGGCCCTGCAATGTATGTCAACAACCCAACTGATACATTCCCAGCGGTATTCGGTTTCCAAAATAAAGCAAACTATACGGATGGTAGAGTAGCAGTATTAACACCATTGAGTGCAAGTGCAGGATTTACTGCATCTTTACAAAATGGATATGCATGGGTTGGTAATTCATTAGGACAAAATACACAAGTTGCAACTTCATCATTTGGTGGAGCATTACCTGCTGATTTAATTTCATCTTCTGCACAAATAACTGCATTAGGATTTGTAAGTTCTTCTATAACTGCAAGTTCAATTGTGACTGCATCGGTAAATCTTAATACAATTACATTTACTAAAGGTGATAGTTCTACATTTGCATTAACAGTTGATACTGGTAGTGGAGGAGGTGGAGGTGCTGCATTCCCATTCACAGGAGATGCAGTTATCACAGGTAGTTTATTAGTATCAGGTAGCACAATTCCTGATGTTAGAGTAATTGGAAATATTGATTTGACAGGTAGTATGAGAGTTCAACCTATTACATTATCAGTTGCAGCAAATACTGCATCAATTGATATGAATAGAAGTAATTACTTTATATTAAACTTACCAACTTCATCAACTACACATGTTGCATTTACAAATATTATTCCAGGTGAAAGTATTAACTTATTAGTATCACAATCTGCAACGGTAGCAACAGGTAGTATTGCATTTGCACCAAACATCTACTTCCCTGGTGGAAATGATTATGTAGCAACTGCAACTGGTAGTGCAAGAGATATCGTATCATTCATTACATTCAATACTGCAGAAGTTTACGCAACGAATGTTAAAAACTTAAAATAATATGTTTACACCAGTATTTCAAGGAAACATAGTGACTGATGGATTAGATACATTTTTTGATTTCTCTGACCCACAATGTTATCTACCTTCTTATGGAACTATCGCTTATGATTTAAGTGGTAATGGGCATAATGCTACATTAGTAGGTGGTGCAACATATAGAACTACATTTGGTGGATGTATAGAATTAGATGGTGTAAATGATAACATTACTTATGTAAGTGGTGTATCACAATCATTTAGTTGTATGACTGTTGTGACATCAGGAACAGATGCATCTCCATCTTTAGCATGGCTAAACGATGATGGTTCTTTTCCAGGAACAAGACCTGGTAGTAATGGAGATATTGGATATTATACTCAAGCTGCATTAGGTGCCGCACCATCTTCATTAATTCCAGGATTGACAAATACACTTAATAATCCTACTTTGGCACAAGCACCTTCTGGATGGACTGGATGGAATACTTGGTTAAATGGATATTGGTTTAGAACTAATGGAACTAACTCACATGCAACATTTTTAAACAATACTGCAAAAACTACTTCAACTACATCACAAAGTAGAAGTGTAAATGGAACGGTTCCAGGAACTACAATTAACATTGGTAGAGACCCGGTGTTGACAAGGTTTCCAACAGGTAGAGTATTGGCATATGTAATGTATAATAGAATTTTATCTGATGATGAAATATTTCAAACATGGAATTATTTTGGAAATAAAATATTAACTAAATAATGGAAAGAAAATATACAATTATACCAGCAGAAGAATTTGATACAATTGATTGGAATATAGTTCAACAATGGCCTGAAGATGCAAGATGGAATATAGCCAAAACAGAATTTATAATTTCAACAACAGGTGATATTGATTATTTACCTAATAAGAATTGGGTAGATGTTGCTACTATGAGAGAAATAGTGCAAGACATAAGTTGGAGAGGTGAAGATTTACCAAAAGAATAATAAAAATAACTATAAAAATAAAAAACATTGTTTTTAATATATAAATCAAATTGATATGAACGCAAAAAAAGTATTGAATAAGATTGTAGAGTTTTTATCAGCTGAAGAAGTTGAATTAACATATGCTAGATTAGCAGACGGAACAATCGTAGAAAGCCCTACCTTCGATGTAGGCGAAGACCTTTTCGTAGTTTCAGAAGATGGAACTAAATCTCCAGCTCCAAACGGAATGCATGACTTGATGTTGAAAGATACAGAAGGTAATGAAAACTTAATCAAAGTGAAAACTGAAGATGGTAAAATCGTTGAAAGAGAGAATGTAGAATTAGCTGATGAAAAGGTAAAAGAAATTCCTCAAGCAGGAACTTATGTAAAAGAAGATGAAGTTGCTGATGTGCCTGGTCAAATTGAAAAAGGAACATTGAAAGCTGCTGAACAAACTGATGAAACAGAAACTTTACCAGAAGATGCTGAAGCTGAATTAAAGCCTGAAGATGAGAAGCCAGAAGTTGAAATTGAATTAGGTAAGAAAATGGAAGAAATGGCTTACAGAATTGAAGAGATGGAAAAGAAAATGGCTAAGATGGAAGCAATGATGCCTCCTGTAAATTCAGAAGTGACTGAAGAAGAAGCTGGTATTGAAATGAGTGAAGAAGAAGAGTTGCCAAAATTAGATGGTGCTCCAATTGAAGAACAAAAGTTTGCAACAGCAGAAACAAATAGAAAAAATTATGGTAAGAAAACAAAAGATGCACAATCTTCTTTCTTATCTAAACTTTATAAATAAATTATTTAAAAAAATTAAAAAGGTATTAAAATGAAAGCAAAACAAAACTTTGCACTTCCTACAATTACTTCTACCTACGCAGGTGAAGCAGCATCAGGATACATCGCAGCAGCGTTGTTAAGTGCAAACACATTGGATAAGAAGCTTGTGACTATCATGCCAAACGTGAAGTTCAAGTCTGTAATCCAAAAATTAGATGTGAGCGGTATTGTTCAAGACGCATCATGTGACTTCGTGACTTCAGGTTCGGTTGCATTGTCTGAGCAAGTATTAACTCCAAAAGAATTACAAGTTAACTTACTATTATGTAAGCAAGAGTTCGTAGATAGCTGGGAAGCTTTACAATTAGGTTTCTCTGCATTCGATGAAATTCCAAAGAACTTCAACGATTTCTTAATTTCTTATGTAGGTGGTAAAGTAGCAGAAGCAACTGAAACATCTATCTGGCAAGGTTCAACTGCAACTAACGGTCAATTCGGTGGTTTCCAAACAGCATTCTCTGCATCTATTGCAGCAGGTGGTGCAGGTGCAGTATTAGCAGCTAAGAGTGGTTCAATCGTAATCTCTGGTAGTGTGACTTCAGCAAACGTGTTAGACAAATTAAATTCAGTTGTAAACACTATTCCTGACACAGTATATGGTAAGCCTGATGTATTGTTGTATGTATCTACGAATGTAGCAAAAGCATACCAACAAGCTTTAGCAGGTGGTGCTATCGGTGCAAACGGATGGAACAACCAAATGAACGTGGGTGAAAAACCATTCAACTTCAATGGTATTGAGATTGTATGGTGTCCAGGTATGAGTTCTGACAAAATCGTTGCAGCACAAAAATCAAACTTATTCTTCGGAACAGGTTTAATGTCTGACTACAACGAAGTAAAAGTTATCGAC